ACAAACCGCAACCTCAACGCGTTTCTTCAATTACATGATAGAACTTGAGCGAGTCAAACTCGATGACAACCAAGCCGTCATGGCTCTGATTCAAGAAGAAGGACAAGGTGCTTGAAATGACTGAAACTGAAACTCAAACTGAAAATGCAGCTGCGCCAAATCGAACTCAACGGTTCGCCACTTGGCTCATGGAACGCGAGGAACGCCGTCAAGAAAAAGAGTCCAACCTCGAAGGACTTGTTCGGTTGAACGTCCTCGTTTCGTTTCTTACTCTCGGCCTTGTCGGTGGTTTCGAAACTGTTCAACTTGCTATCACAATGATTCCTTACTTGTGAGTGTCACAGATCCAAACGTCCGGCAAAAACAACCGGTCTCTCCGCGGACGTTGTTCGAAGAACGCCTGAATTGGCGCGGTGCTCAACCAAGGGTTCTCAACTTCCGCCTCGAAGCCGCACATCGCGCATCGAACTTTCATTCCTCTGCCTCAATTCGGTTTAACATCCACCAAACATAAGTGACGGCGAAATCCATGCCGCAATATTCCCAACACATGATGTCCACAAATGCACTTTCTTTGTGATGAAACCATTGAGTTCGTTCGAGCGTGCCGCAGTTAGGACAAGGGGCGATGTAATTCATTGCCAGCCCACCCATGTTTCGATGGCCTCGGCGATTCTCTCGAGGGCTCGCATAGATCGACACGACGGACAGACCTCGTTCTCATCATACATGTGCGTCTTGAACACCTTGTAGCATTCGTCGCATGTGCAATCCTTCGTGAATGTCGGCAATTTACTCATAGGTTTCACCGTCCAAGTATGCTTCGGCCTGTCTGAAGGTCTTCTGAAGACGCTGGAGCGCGTCCAAGCCCAAAGTCTTGACCGCGATGTCCACGATCTGCGAGACTTTGAGCCTCTTTTCCTTCGCCTGTGTCAGAATCGCATGCGTTTCGTCGCTTACAGTTATGCTGTATTGGTTCCCCATGAGCCTATCGAAGCGGTTCCCCTTCATAAAAATAATGTTATTCGCCTATGAATCCGATACGATTCCCAAGGGAAACCGCAACCCCTGTAGGTGTGTGTATGTTCGGTGTAGGCGACAGCCTGTCGGCCCCCTATGTTAGCCCCTGCGGGGGTCGCCGTATATAGGCGCGACGGCGTGACACCGAATAGAGAAGATTAGGTGCAGTTCATATAGCGTGGCGCGTTGTCTGAAGGCATGGCTGATTCATTCTTCATCCGAAAAACTGTGAACATCGACAACGACAACAACTTCCATGAGGATCCCATCGACTTGGGGGCCTACGTGGATGCCCTTTCATCCAGCGTATTGACCGTCCACCGTGTCGATGTCGCCTTTACCGACTCAACTGGCCGCTCACTGTCAATGGTTCAAGGCGACACGGCCTCCGTGGCTCAATTCCAACTCACGACCCAAAGCCATGCAGACAACGTGCTTCTCTCGGATCGCTCGGTTATTGCATCTGGAAAGATTGAGGCCTACACGCCTTCGGTCACTCACTCTCCGTTGGCCGCCACATCAAGCACTTCCTTCGACATGGCCCCCCAACAATTCACCAACGGCTATGTGGTCGCCACGGAGAACATTTACCTCGGCGGGTCGGCATCCACCAACTTCGCAGGGAATGTGTATGTCTCGGTTCTGATTGAATGCACCGTGACAAAGATGACCCAGAGCAAAGCCATGAGCCTCGCGTTGAGCCAACAATGAGGTGGCTCACTTGTGCGCTACTTGTGGACTACTTCGCCAACTGCTCATCGATAGAGGCATGGCTCCCAACCTCGCCATGTCCATCGGTGCGGCTGCAGGTGAAGAGGTCATAGAAAGGGTCGCCCCCGTCATCGAGAAGAAAGTCAGGAAGAAGGCTTCCGCGTACAACCGGAAATACAAGGCCGCGTTCAAGAAGGTCTCATCGAAATACAAACTCAAGAACGGTAAGTGGAAGGCCAACGGCTTCAAGCGAGCCGTGAAAGAAGCCCATCGAATTGCCGGAGGGAAGAAGCGGTGAAAGATACCCGTGTCCTTCGAGGACAATGTCAAACCTTCCAATATGGGGGGGCCGTTCACCTGATCGTGGATGACGGCAATTACAACGACGCCTGGAGAGTCACCAAGTTCTATGTGTCCGTCCCATTTGTTCACGATACATCCTTGGGTTCTTTTGACTGCGTTGGCGTTCTCGCATCCTCAGCGGCCTCAATTCCAAACCCATCGCTCACCACCGTCATTCAATGGAACTGGGCAGACCGTCGCCAGTTTGCTTGGACTTCTATCGAACTCAACGGCGACACCACAATCGGGATGTGGTCTGAAGGAGTCATTGACCCTCAACACATCATCGTCAGAGATCTCTATCTCGGCATCACGGCACAAACCGCAACCTCAACGCGTTTCTTCAATTACATGATAGAACTTGAGCGAGTCAAACTCGATGACAACCAAGCCGTCATGGCTCTGATTCAAGAAGAAGGACAAGGTGCTTGAAATGACTGAAAC